TATACTTTTTAATAGCTTGTGAGATGAAGATGTTTTTATATAGAGAAACCTTTTTGCCAAACTTTTTATCAGCTTGTCTTTTAGCTGATTTATATGCTTTAGACTTTTTATTAAAAGATTTAGGTTTTCCTAATCCTTTTGGTCTAGGTTTAGCATATATAGGTTTCTTCTTCATTACTTCTTCTTTTTCTTTTTGCTCATCATTTTAGATTTCTTTTTAGCTGGTCTTCCTCTTTTAGACCCATAAGTTCCTTTTCCCATTGGCATAATAGACTCCTATTAGTTAGTTATTTTTCCACCTGACCACTTTGCATCAGGTAATCCGTTTGTATATTTCTTGCCATCAAATGTCAAAACCTGTTTTCTATTACTTCCGTCTTTGTATGAAACATGAATCCACCCACTATTTTGTTCTCCTGTGTAGTATTCTAAAATTAGTTGGTCAAAATCTACATTGTTTTGAATCCATAAAGCGACTTCAAGATTAGAAATTCCTAAGACTTCCATATCACAAGCCTCCCCAAAACAATGCTGTGATGTTGCTTTTGAGCCTATTGCTTCTGATAATTCTGGGCTACGATAACCAGATGTAATTGTAATTGGTTTTTCAAATTTTGCTCTAACAGGTTCTAATACTTCATAACAAAGATCGCCTAAGTTTTTAATCTCTCCAGCACCAGCTTTATTATTAATTCCTTTTCTTGTAGCTGTTTGTGATTTTTCAAATTCTTCTAATGTAAAATGTTTAGAAAGTTGCATAGTTTTAAATCATAGTTAAGCAAGTGAGTATGTGGTGTGGAGGTAATACCCACTTGCAGATGATTTATAACATTTTAGGGTTATAAAATCAATTCAGTTAAACTACTATTTGAGCCTATTGTACCTTTATAAAAAGTATTAAAAGCTAAACTTATTCTAGTGTTATTTCCTTGTTTTGTATCTACTTGATGAATTGTTGATGATGGAAACATAACTAATTGACCTGTTTCTAATGCAAACCACCATGTATCAGAATTCCAAATATTATACTGATCTATTTCTGGTTTTATTTGTTGATAGCCTTTTGAATTAGTAAATTTAATTTTATCATTTTCTTTATCACAATCAAAATATAAAACACCAGATATAATTGAATTAGGGTGTGCGTGTTGATGATGATATTGATTTTCTTCTGTATAGTTTAACCAAGATTGAGTTATATAAAGTTCAATATTATTTTTTGGACAAATAATTCTTTCTAAATAGTCTTTGCAACATTGATCTATAAACTTTTTAATGTTTTTAAATTCTTTTCTATTTAATATATAATTGTCTTTTGAACTAATATTACCTACATTTTTAGTACAATGTTTCTTTTGTTTTTCTACAAATTGTAACTCTTGTTTTGTAAATGGTCTATCTAAATTATTAATATAGATAGGTATTGGAAATAAATTTTGTATTACAGATTTTTTCACACCACTATTAATTTGTTTCTATTAAATCCCAAGTTTGGTTTTCTTCGTTCCAATTATAATAATTATTATTATCAATTTGTGCTTGTGTCAATTCTGGTTTAACAACTGGTGCTTCCCAAAGACAAGTTGTTTCGTTTAATATCCAAGACGCATAAGATTTAGGTGGGATAAAAGCATCTCTATCTTCATCATAAGTAAAACCTTTTCCAGCATGATTTTTTCTAAATGGTGTTCCTCCTAATATATGAATACCACCTCTTGTATTATATGAAGTTTGTTTCCAAATTGACCAACCTGTTAATTTAGTTAAAAAGTCAATTCCAATGCTTTCTTGTTCTACACCATTACTATCATGTAAAACTTCATTAACTACTGATTGAACTTCAATCACTTTTCCATTTAATCCTATTTTTGCAAAACTAGCCATTATGTTGTGTAACTCCCAGAACCATTAAATGTTAATATTGTATTACTTCCACTTGTTGAAACTGTTGGACTTCCTGATGTTGTAGCAGAATATTTTGCAGTTGGCATACTTAAAATAACTACACCTTTTCCACCAGCAGATGATGGGGTATTTCTATAACCTCCACCTCCACCTCCTAGATTAGCAGTTCCATTTTCTGGTGGAACACTATATATAGTATTTCCTCCATCTCCTCCACCACCAGTACCACCAAGACCACTAGAACCAGGAGTTTGATCATAAACTGAACCACCACCTCCTCCAGCATAAGTTACTGAAGAACCTGTTATTGAAGAAGCTGAACCATTACCACCATTACCACCATTACCACCACTAGCACCCGAATTAGGTGTACCAGAAGCACCAGCACCTCCTCCACCAGCACCATGCCAACCTAAAGGAGCAACTGCATTTGCACCATCATTTCCTTGACTTGGAGATGTACTAGGAGTGTTACCTGAACCACCAGAATTATCACCAGGATCAATACCTGAACCTCCTCCACCAGAACCTCCATCTTTACCACCAGTTTGACTACCACCACCACCACCTCCTCCAGCAGAAGTTATTGTTGTTAATCCTGAACCTGAAATAGATGAATCACTACCATCACTTGATTCAGTAGCACCAGCTACAGATGCACCACCATCTCCAACTGTTACTGTAATTACTGTTCCAGCAGAAACTGTTTGAGTTGATGTTCTAAATCCACCAGCACCTCCACCTCCTCCAGTGTTATCTGAACCACCACCTCCACCACCAGCTACTACTAAAAAATCTATATCATAAGTTTGTGGAACTTCATCAGTTACATCATCATCTGAAGTTGGAATCCAACCTTGTGTTGCACCAGAATAAACTATTCTTACTGATTGACCATTTACATCATAAACTGGATTAGGAGATGAGAAACCTTGAAAATTTAAACTGTTAGGATTTATCGTAACATTATTTGTGTTCCATGTTCTTTTATAATCTGAAAATTCTATTGTATCTCCAACACTTGCTGATGCTGGAAGTGTAACAGTACAAGCATTTGAAGTCGTATCAATCCAATAACCATTTCCAGCTACTGCTGATAAAGTTGTTCCTGTAACAATACTTGATTGCCAATTAGTTCCACCAGCAACATCTCCAAAAGATAAATTGCCTGAACCATCTGTAATTAATGCTTGTCCATTAGTTCCATCTGCTGTTGGGTAAGATAAACCATCTATAATAACTTTACCTGTTCCATCAGGTGTGAATGTAATATTTCCATTTGAAACTGAAACTATTGAATTTCCATTAACATCTAAATCTCCACCTAATTGTGGAGTTGTGTCATTTACTAAATCTGCAACAACAGAACTATCTAACCAATTAACTGTGTTAGCTGAATAATCTAATTGTGCTAAAGATATATCATCTGTCCCGTCAAAAAATTTTAGAGTTGGATTTGTTGCGTTGGTTACATCTAACCAAACAGTTCCAGCTACTGCTGAAGTTGGTCTTGATGTTCCTGAATTAGATGTATTGATAGCCTCTAAAGTAGAGTTTAAATCACTACGAAAAGATGGAAAAGATTGGTTCTGAATTAAATAATCGCCTTGTGCCATATCGTTCTTATACTCCTTTTAAAAGCCTTTTGCAATATAATCAAAGGTACGACTTATCGCTGTACCACCTGAATTTTTGAATGTTAGATCAAAGCCATTTATTGTCTTATTTTCTACTACAAAGAAATCTCCAGTAGCAAGGTCTTCGCCTGTAATTCCAACAGCATAATTAACAGATTTGAATGGATTTGTAAATGTTACAGTATATGTTCCAGCACCAGAAGTTATATCATTTCCACTAAATATTCTATCAGGCATATCTATTGTTACTGTTACTGCTGAAACTACAGGTGTAGATGCTAAATCTCTTGATGTTAAAAATACTCTAAATTTAAAATATCTTGCAGTATAGTTTCCTATTACAAAATTTTGGAAAGCTGTATAAGTTATATTATCATCTGAAGTTGCTATTTCTAAATGAGCATCACAGTTTGCTGGTGTATCTCCATCAAAGTTAGATGATGCAGAATCAAATAATCCTGTTCTATTGTCAAATAAGTCATCAGGGTTATCTGATGTTTGAGTTAATGATGCTGTAATTCTAGCAGTATGTTTAGCACCAATATCAATAACATTTGCAAATTCATAATTACCATTTGCATAAAAATCTGCATTACTTACACCAGAATCAAAAAATCTAGTTGTCTCATCATCAAATAAACCAGAACCTGAATCAAATAATTCTGAAGAATCTAATCTAATTGAATCATCTGCTATAACTGTATTTGTTAAAGTTCCTAAAAAGTCAGGGTGTTCTGATTGTGTTGCTACTGCATTGTGATTAATTACATCAGTTACATTAGAAATAATTGCAGTTGCGTTAGAACTAAAGTTACCTAATTTATCGACAGCTTTGATAAGATAAGTTCCAGCCCTAGCTGGTACTGAAATTGAAGTTGCTGGTCGAGATACTTTAGAAACTAAATTAACAGAGTTTTGCCAATCTGCACTTCCATCTATTTCTTCACTAAATCTTAATTGATAATAAGCTAAATCTAAATCAGGTATTTGTGACCATGAAATGTGAGCCTCTTGTCCAACAATATTACAAGATAAATCTTCTACATCACTTGGTGGTGCAATAGCACCTATGATTGTTCTTTGTGCTGTTACATAACTTGATGATACACCTAAAGTATTTACAGCTTTAACTCTTACATCATAAGTATCTTGGTCAATTACATTTAAAACTCTATGTTTTAATCCACTACCTTGTGCATAAATAATATAATCTGAATCTGTGCTTTTTTTATATTCAACTTGGTAATAATCAACAAAGCTATCAGTAGATGCACCAATATTAACATCTAATGCAACAATTACAGTTCCATCATTATATTCAATCAAACTATCATCTAGAGTAACACTTGCTGGTGGCTGAACAGTAAATGGATTAGGAAGTGTTGTAGTTGGAATTGTACTAGCTTGTGTTTTTGTTGCCCAAGTATAATGACTATCTTGATGTTCGACTAAACTTAATCCAACAGTATAATCATTATTAAAAGTAATTCCTAAAACTCTAAATGGTTTTGCAGAAAATCCTAATGATGAATGTGTAATATTAACTATATCTCCAATGTTTAATTCATAACCTTTAAAAGCTACATTTAAAGATAAACCTAAAGCCTCTCTTGATCTTCTTAAAATAACTTCTGACATTTCCTCAGCTTGATACTGACTTGTGATTGTAGGAAATTGAAATCTACCCTCTAACAAAAAACCACCATCAGCAGTTTTCATTGTTGCGTGTTGATCTGCACTTGGTAATCCTGAATCATCTATTGGTGGAAACTGAACTTCATCAACTTGATAGTTTCTATCAGGGTTTATAAATGAACAAATAACTCTATTATATCTTTCATTTTTTTGTGGGATTGCTAAAGTATAACCACCTATAATATCGTCTTCTGTTAATGATACTGTTGCTGTTCCTGTGGTTTCAATAATTAAACTGTATTTACCTTGCGAGAATGGAATATACCCTCTACAGCCTTTAATCATTTCTCTTAAATTATCTATAATAGTTCTTGATGTATCTACTGCTGTATTACAATCAAATATATTAATATTACTTCCACCTGAATATGGCTCTACTTGGGTTTCGCAAA